CATGAGATCATCCATTGCCTTTTGAGCTTTTCCACCAGAACTATACGTACCAAGTATTTTACCTTTATTGTCTTTAATTGTATACTTACCTTTTTTCCATCCTTCTTCAACTTCTTCTGGCATATAAGAACCTTTCCACTTATCACCAATTTTTAAATCTTTTCTTGATTTCATAAGAACGTGATTGCTTGGAAAAGTTGGTTTTCTTATTTTTAATTTTAATTGTCTTTCAGTTCCAACGTGAGATACTTTACCTTTTTGGGTATTTCCTTTTATGATATACCAGTAAAATACTTCCTCATCAATCGCAACTTCTTCCTGCCCGGGTGTCATTTTCTTAGTATGCTTTTTATATTCGTCCGTTCCTTCTTCGTATCCTTCTCTCATTGGATTGGGGGAAACTTGGATTTCATCATGTGTAATTGGTGCTCCTATCTTTCGAATTATGCTTCTGACATCCTTTTCTATTCCCTTGTCAACATACAATACTTCATCTCTCCACTTGAATTTTCCAGAATACTTTTTCAATAGAGAATTGATCTTTTCCATATTTGCTCTATTGGGCATTTCATCAATAATGGTAAATTCTTTTTTAAGTCTAGAAAATGTCTTTTTATCCATATCTCCCTCGTAATTTTCCTTGAGAATTAATGCATCGTTTTTCCAATTAGTTTCCAGAAAAGACAAGAACGATTCTTGTAATTGTTCATCCGTCCCTTGAAATTTATTTTCCTTGATTAACCAAAGTGCTGCGGCATAAGATGCAAGGCGTGACTTCCCAAACGGAACCTTTTCCATTAATCTTTTGAGTTTCCATACCAATCGGTGCATCATAGTATAGGCTTCTTTTTCTTCTGCAGTTTTTAATGCCCTCTTCTTCTTGAGTATTTTTCCATTATCATCTACAATACCTAATTTAAATGCCTCAGACTTTTCCCAAGGTGTAGTAAGTATTCGCAAAAACTTATATATGAAATATAAGTTTAATCCTCCACCAATAAGTCCCTCTTTTAACTCTACCATTTAAACCTTTATTGTTCTTAATCTGGTAACTATTCCCTCATCCAATATAATATCGGTTGATTTTATTTCTTTTCCCCTAATCATTTCTATCTTATCCGGCATTCGGTCTAAAAAGATTAGGAAAGTTTTCAACATCGGCCAAAAATGTTCTTCAATTTTATAAAATAATATCCGTGTTCCTGCTTGCACAGGAAAAACGTTATACCATGTAATAAGATGGTTGAGAATTAATCTCTCTTTCAGTTGGCCATCATTCTTATAGATGTTGAAAAGTCTTTTGATATATTTAACCTTTTTTAAATCATCATAAAACTCTTCGACATCTGTACACTGCATATTATTATATTCCCTCATAGAGAACATAAGGAAATTCTCTTCTGTCAGATCACCAAACTTCATTTTTCTTCTTCGGGATCTACCTCTACTTCTGGATCAATCCTGTCCAAGAAACTACCTATCGTCTGCAATGCTCCCGCGACCATCGCTAATTGTCTTATGGTCGCTTCACGATCTGCATTAAGTGCCTGTAACCGTTCATTTAACATTGCCCGGTCTCTTTCCAATTTACTGCTTTCCTCGCGAAACTGGTCAGCATTAATAACATCACTCATATTATAAACTCCAATCAAAGAAAGAGTAGGCCAAAAAGACCCACTCTTTAGTTACAAAAAATTATGCAATAGTTGGACCTGCACCAGGTGTTCCTGGTCCCCATGCACCAATCACTTGCCATCCAGATGCACCAATCCAACACAGAATTGCTGAATCACCAGCATCTGCAAATGTAAGGGTTGTTCCATCGTTCATGGTTGCTGGAGTAAGTGTTGCGTCTCCACCATCAGTAATGAATACGATGATTTTGATTTGACCCTGAATACCATCAGCCAACGTTAAAGCAATTGCAGCACTAGAAGCAACAGTAGTAATAGAAGTTGTGATACTCACAGCTCCCGCAGCTGTCAAAGCTTGTGGTGTTCCAGCAAGACCAATCCATGACGGAATCTTGTTGAAAACGTTAGCATTTGTGATTTTCTTGTTAGTGGGACTTCCACTTGGATCATCGACAACGTGAAAAAGGTCATCTGTGCTCAATGCAGTTGAAGCATTGAGAGCGGTAATTTTCTTATCGGCCATATTTTATCTCCTACGGCTATGTGACGGGACTCGCCACCGTTAAGGAACATACGCTAAAACTCCGTATCTACGAAAGGGAATGTTCTAGACGTACTCCTGTTAAATTATTAGGAAATTTCTCCTAATAGTGTACCAAAGTTTTTGGATCTGACTAGTTCTCTAATCTCCTCATCACTAAGGTTTTTATCGTTAATTTCATCCCAAATAATTGCAGCATCTCTGCGTTGCATGCGAAGGTCTTCAAGATGTTTCTTAACCTTCGATTCTTTTGGAGCCTCCGGCTTTGGTGCCGGAGACTTCAAAACTTCTACTTTTTTGACGGCTTTCTTGACCGTTTTCTTCGCTTTCTTTGCCATTATTATTCCCAATCAATTAATTATTAAAATGTTACTGTATGTGTAACTGCTGTCAATCCTGAAAGTACTAATGATGCAGCTTGTGAAGTTCCACCACGTACTGTATCAGAAATTGTTCCACTATTAAGTGCTAGATTAGTTCCACCTATAGTCAGAACATCAGTATTACCCAAACCTCTGCTTGTAGCTACAAATCGTTTCCTGTTTGCAGTTGAACCAGTTGCGGTGTATGTAAGTGTATGATCACCATATCCACCACCCGACTGATTTCCATTATCAACCACAATTTGTGGTGATCCTGCGACAGTAACGGCCTCATCCCATGTGATTTCAACAAGTATCCGTTGTGTTCCATCACCAGCAGATCCATCGGTAGTTGCAGCTGTACCCCAAATAAATCTCATATTTGTGACAGTTGGTGCTCTCAAACCAGTAGTATCTGTTGATCCGGCGAGATCGCCGATTGCAACTAGAATTTCAGGATCAGCACTGGTATTTCCATTTCCGGTTGCTTTTGTTCCTGCTCTCATTGACCAACCACCCTGTGTTGCATAGCAATCCTGCTTGGTATAATCTGAGTCCTCATCGGTAGTCAAGAACTTGGGTTTGTTATTTGCTGCCGCATGAGCTGTTCCCCATAAAGACATGTTATTCTCCTTTTAAAAGTTGTAATTATATGTTATATTTAGTTTAAACCATGTTTCGCGAGTTCCGTAAGGTCATAATAATGCATGATTTCTTCTTCGCTTTCCTGTAGTGCAGATTTTGCACCTTGTAATTTCTGTTGAACTTCTGGTAGATCCTTGAATTTTTCTATTAACCCCTCAATCTGAGCCATTCGCTCTTTTACCAAATCTAATTTTGGTTCATAATTTTGGGTTGTCATCCGTTTGAACTCCCTGCATGAAAAATGAACCACGCGGTTTCTGGGAAGATATAGCCTTACCAACCAAATCGACTACCGGATTTACTTCTGGTTCTTCTGTTTCAGCAGTTTCAATCTGAACTTCCGGCTTTTCTTCATCGCCTTCAACTTCTTTTGATTTTGGATTCACAATATCATGAACCATATTTGCAACATTTCTCATTCTTTCTGAATCTGACCTATCGCCAAAATAATCTGTATTTTTTTCCATTATACCATTTCTCCGCCTTGAATTTCTATTTCTGCACGATATTCGTTTGCAAATTCATTAGCAACCGACATCCGCAGGTCTTTTGGAAACATATCTTTTACATTTCCCCCGAATTCTTTTACATATTTTTTAGCACCATTATCAATCAAATACATCCACAATTTAGGTGCTTTGGTGTGGTCATATTTGCCAGATTTCATTTTCCGTTGAACATTCTTAATAATAGGAACAATTTGTTGTCTGTATAAATCACTATCATTTTCAATGTACGTTTTCAATTCAACAGCCGCTACACGGTCAATACCTTCATTTAATCTATTTCGGATTCCCTTGATTTTATCAAATGCGGAAATCGTGAATTTTTCACCGATAACCTTTGGAACCTTTTTACCTTTAAAGGATTTCTTCAATGCTGCTTCGGCTTTCTTTACTTCCTTTTTCTTAACAGTAACTTCTTTATCTGTAATCTCAGTTGCAACAATATCCACATCATCCAGAGCCATTACAATTTGAAGTTCTACGGTTTCTCCGAGTTCAACTTCTTCATTTCTGATTTTGTCATAGTATGGCATGATATTCTTATACATCCAATCGTTGTCTTTTTGTGAAGTGGAACCTTGTTTTTCATTCCGTTTCATAATCTCTTTAACTTTCTTGACTTGGGTATTAGTTCCAAAATGCACCGCAAGAAGTAAATAATTTTCTGTGTGGTGATTTATGTCTTCATTATCTTCATATTCTTTTTTAATTTTCTTCGGGTCAGTATTGAAATTCCCGATTCCTTTTCCCTCATCAACAGGTTCAACTTCTTCAATATACATATTCAATTCATATCGTTTGTTGTCTAGATTTGTGACTTGAACATGAACATTTTTCTTCTTGTCTGTTCCCAAGATGTAACGATTTGTCTTACCACTTGATGGTTTCTTTGGCCCAGTTGCTACCTTATCATCAATCTCTTTAGGATCTACAACGAAACCTTTTTTCTTTGCATGATCATATGCGTGTTGCATTGCAGATGAGAAATCTTTGTGGTACAGTTCGTAACCAGTTCCAGATTTCGCTTCATCAATTTCTATTTTTTTTTTACTCTCTTCTAAAGTTTCGCTTGACCATCTTTCTTCACTTCTTCGAACTTCTTCAGCTTTTGCCTTATCGTGAAGTTTTCTCAATTTTTCGTAGGTTAAACGCCGGATAGCTTCTTTAAATCCTTTTCGTCTTCCATCAACCGAAACAGGTTCACGAGATTCTTCAATTTGCTCTTCACCTTCTGGTTCAAATGAACTTCTTATTCCTGGTTTCTTTGCAGATTTTTTCATTGCTTTTGCGAGTTGTTTATCTGGTTTGTAACCTGGTCTACTAGACTTCTTTAGATATTTCTTTATAGCCTTTTTTCCTGCAGGAGATCTTCGGTACAGTGCTGCTTTTTTCTTATCGGCTGTAGACATTTTCAGTTCATCTACTGCGACCATATTTACCAGAAATTCCTCAAAGTCTTCTAAGTTCTCTTCCACAGGACCTTCACCTTCTTTCCATCCTTTTTCCAAGGCATTGAAAAATTCTTTCTTCTTGTCATCATCCATTTCACCAGGACTTTTAACCCCAAATTTGGCTAACATTTTGTCATAAAATTCTTTGTATTTCTTTTGGAGTTCAGATTCTTCATCAGTCAATTTTCCGTCATCAATCTCAACTTTTTCATCAACCACTTTTTCTTCTCCAACGATTTTTGGAAGTTTTCTTATTTCACCAGAATTTTTAAGAGCTTTTTTCGCTCTTCCCTCTTGACCCTTCATTACTAAAAGTTTACCATCCTCAAAAAATGGTTCATACCCCAACGGTCCATCTATACCCTCATCATTAAGAATTTCAAGAACATGGGATTCATATCCTTCTGCCATTGGTGAGCCGGTTAATGATGCTCTAATTGCTTCTCTAAAATTCATTTTTCCCTCTTGTTTCATTGTTGGTTTGGTATTAATTTTTTCTTTTTTGCCGGAAAGTTTAACCTCTTGGTCTTTCTTGGCCTGATCTTCATCTTTTAGTTCTTTCTTGATGATAGCAGCTACCTGTGCAACTAAAGCGGGATCTGGACCAGTGATTTTATTATCTGGTTCCTCTCCACCTTCACCTTCTTTTGGTTTTTCTTCGGGTTCTTGCTCATCTTCTTCTGGCTCAGTAGCAGTATCTTTTCCTGCTGGAGTTGGATCACCTACCGGGTCTTCATCCTCGTCATCTTCCTCTTCACCATCTTTTTTTTCTTTTTCTGCTTTGAGTTTCGCCTTGACTTTCTGATCCGCTTCTTTAGCGATCCGGCCGTCACGTTTGACAAGACCAGCGATTACGTTTATTAGACTATCAGATGCCATACATCTCTCCCGAAAATTGTGTAAATGTTTTTTTAGGTTGCGCGTCTTCCGCTACTTCTACTTGAAGTTCATTTAAAAACGAATATTCAAAATCTATTCCTATTCGTTTTCCAACATTCTCCAATAGTTTGATTGCTTTGTTAGAAAATTCTATATAACTCTGTACGTCTTCTTTTTCTACTAATGATTTCGGCGTTGTAGCGATTGTAAGACATTTATCAACTAATATTAGTGATTCTTTCAAATAAGCTATTTCGGCCTTGGTAAACATACTCTCATGCATTGAATTGATGATTTCGTCATACATTTCATATGCTTCAACGCATGTAGACAGACTCAGGGTTTCATACCCCTTCCACGAAAATTCTTTTGTTTCTACTTGTTCTTTTTTCTCTACCATAATTGGATCTTGCATGCCTCTTCGGCGCTTCATTCCTTCACGAACTACATCTAATCTTAATCCTGCACGAACATCATTAAACATATTTTTTGCATCTTTATTCTTCATTACTATTGGTACTCCCAATTTAAAAGTATCAAAATCACCCTGAACCGCCGCTTCTCTCATCTTAGAAGCAGACATTCCAGAAACGCCTTCGGCATCTGGATCTCGTTCACCAGCACTAATTATCTCTATTTTATCAAATTCATAAAAACCGTGTCTTGATTTTACTCCATTATAAGTATTTAGTAATGAAGAAAAGTCTGCAACTCTATCACTACCCACAACCATCATTAATTTATCATACTTTTCATGTAGTTCAACAGCTACTTCAATAGCAGTCTTGGAATTTGACCTTGTTTGAAAGGATTTCTTCTCTTTCGGAAACGCCTTCTTCATGTACTTGAAAATTTGTGTTTTGGTAAGTGGATTTTTCTTCGCATCCTGTGTACTACTTGTATATACAAGAGCATCACCACCGACTCTTTGTGCTGTTGCAGTTAACGCATTGAGTAACTTTCCGTGTCCGATAGTAGGAGGATTAAACCTTCCAAATACAAATACTGCTGTTTTCATTAAACTTTACTCCTGTTCTTGGCAGCTTTAACAAGGGCAATTAGTTCTCTATCCATTGGTGCATTTATTGCTTTCTTATACAAACGTGCAAATGCTGGCTCTCCCATTCGTTTATCTTTCATCCTAAATCGTAATTCTTTTTTTCCAGTAACAGGATGTTGCGGAGAACGTACTGCACGCTTATGGTAATAACTTGTTGGGTCCATAAGATAATCATTAAATTTAACCACATCAGTAAACCACCCACCACCAGTATATTCTGGATGTTTTTCATAATAAGATACATGGACATCTTTATCAAAGCCAGATGCTGATTCTTTTAGATAGTTTTTTAGAGTTTTCATGCTAGCACACCGTCATGGTCTTTTGTTGTAAGTTTCAATTTCTTTTGAAGTTTCTTAGTTTTAGTTCCCCAAGAATCATCATCATATACAGCAGGTGGTGATAAAGTTGGAGTTTTCCCTTTTTTGTGCATCTTCATCCAGAGATCATTGTATTTCTCTTGTTCTTTTTTAGACCAACCACCTTTACCAGCGGCCTTCATACCAAGTTTTTCTAATTCTTTTTGATCTGGGTCTTCTTTTTCTTTTTTGCTAAACCAACCTTCGTGGTATTGTGTAAATGTCTTCATTTGATTATCTTCCCCAATTGTTTATAAAACGATGATACTGCCTTGAAATCTTCTTTTTTCATTGCGTTAATCAATTGGTCCATTACTCTTTTTGTGATATCTACAAGATTCGAAATCTCCTGGTATCCTTCTCCGACATCTTCGTTTTTCTTCTTTTTCCTCTTTGACTTTCGATATGCCATAATAGCGCGATTCATTTTATTATCTTCTTCATCATCAAATCTTTTGACACCCTTACCTCGTCCTCCATATGATCCACTTCCTTTTGTCGCAGGAGAGGGTGGCTGTTTATCAACTTTTCCGCCTTCTTTCTTCCATTTTGCAACAGCCATGGCCCGTTTTAATGCGTCCACTCTCGATTCACCTTCATTAACATCATTATATAATTTCATTCTATTTGCACGACTCATTCCAGCTTTTTTAGCTGCACGTTGCATTCCCGAATCTTTTTCTTTTCCTGGTTTGGGATCATAACATTGGGATTTGTGTAACTTTTTCATAGTGGGAGAACGCAATCTATCTATTGATATATCACATATATTTCCACCTTCTCCAATAAGTGCTTCGTCCTGAAGTTCCTCGTATGATTTTTTCATTAGTACCTTATTTGGTCTAAACTTTGAATTACTCTAATTTTACTACCTTTTCCTTGACCTTTAAAATCTCCCGTTAAGTCATAAGTAGGTGGCCACTTATCCCACCCCTTTTCACCTTTTCCTATTTGTTTCTTTTGAAATGATACATCTCCAAATTTCTTGATATAATCGATGGCATCTTTTTTATCATAAGTCACTAATCTTGCTGTTCCTGTCCAACCCATAACCGTTTGACCATCCGTGTTTACTCTATCATGTCCAACATGGAAAGAATTTTTAGGATATAAGAACTCACCACTTGAATCTTTAGTGATAGTCATGTATAGAGCAGTGCCCTCTTCTTTTCCCTTTGGTTGACCACTAGCGGCTTTGCCTTGTTCCGAATCATCCATCCATAAAAATTTTGAAAAAACTATATTTAGTTTTCCATCTTTACCATTATTACTTAAATCCTTAGAAGAATATTTGGTAATATCTTTTGATTCTTTTATATGTTGTTTAAATGTTTTCATTTGTCCCAATTCTTTGCTGCGTTAAAGTTTTGCATTGAAAATTCCATTCGGTCTACCAATTTAACAGCTCCTCCCTTGAGAGAATCTATAGCTACAAATCCTTCCGGTGCCGTAACCCGATATCCTGTAGATGTCTTTATAAATGTCTTTGTTAATCCTTGAATACTTTCCAACTTACGTACAATCAATAATTTAGCATCAATAAGTAAATTTTGCATAGCAAATATTTTAACAAACTCTGATGAATTCTTTCTCAGGAACCCCACATATTTGTCCATTACTTCTTTTTTGGCCTTCTTACTTTTCTCTTGTTTTACCTTATCAATATCTGCCTTCAATTTATCATATACATACGCAATCATTCCAGCCGTATGTTTCCTAACATTTTTAACCTTTTCACCTGACCTAACCTTCGTGTTATAATAGGTTTTCACCAGTGTCGATGTTTGCGGGTCATTTGCAATCATTCCCAGGATATTTGAATCTAATCTCTGGAATAAACTTCCTGCTTTTTTCAATATTGCAGTAACTTCTCCTGTTTCCCTCTTTGTCATTGTAGCAGTTCCCGACTGATCTTTGAACGATGCATCCGCCTGCCATACCGTATTTACCTCTCTAAATGAACCTGGATTTACACCAAAAGAGGCGGTCATGTCTTCCATCGTATCGCCACTATAAGTAGTATGCCATACGATCCCCATATTTGAAGACATCATTTTGGCCGCCAATTTGGATTTCACTGGTACTGCATAAACAATTGTATTCGGTTGAAAGGTAATATATTCTTCGTTATCTATTGTTTCTCTTTTTAAATCATCTGAAGTATACATCATATCACCCTGAAGAACACCCTTAATATTTACTCTGGATAATTCTGCAAGTGCGACTTTGAGTTTGTCTGCCAGTCCTCCGGCATGGTTGTCATCTATATCTGCTTCTGTGTAGTTTATCTTAGCGTTCTTAGCAAATACTCCTTTGGTCCCGACAAAAAATCGGTCATTCTCTGGATTATAGCCAGCGAACACGGCCGGTGCTCCGTCCCATTTTACGGTTACATCGACAGAAGCATTGGCGTGTCCAGCCAGCATATCTCTCAATCCTTGAAGGAAATTTATTGCTCCTCTTGTGCCATCTACTCCACCATTTAACACCTCATCTTCCAGGTGTTCCATGTGGAGGTTTTTTTGTTCTGTTAAAAATTCAGAGAATGCAAACATTATTCTACCTTCAAATGTGGAGCTGACCATTGAGATTCAGATTTTCCATACAATAACATACCTAATGCGATTTCATATAATTTTTCTACAGATTTCTTCTTTATGGCCACAAATAATGCTCCCAGTACAATAGTTTGAAATCTAGCAGAAACTCTTGTTTGCATTGATGTTTCGCTTATCTTTTTTTCTTTGCCAATTGCTGTGAGATAATCTAAAAATTCTTGATCTGGTGTATTTGCATTCAAAAGTTTAATATAAGTATTGGTATCTTTCACTCCATTAGAATTATATTGAAACATAGTTTGGTCACTACTTAAAATTCTCCACATCCGTTTTACTTTTTTTAATGCTTTTGCGCCTTTGCCTACCCATTCATAATTTCCGTCTTTATCTTGTTTAACAAGTATTCCTTTAACAGATTCTACAGATTTAACTCTTCCTCTTCCTACAAGATAGTCCATGTATTGTAAAAATACTTTACCATGCATCGCTAATGACTTCTTT